CCTCTCAACGGGGTACAAGTTTCTTTTTACGGGTTTGTTCATGGCCCACTCCTTTCAAGCTGCGTACCTTGTCGGTCGCAGGAAACTTGTGCCCCTTTCGGAGGCCCCCGCATTATATTTAAACAGGAGGTGATAATAGATGGCGGACGCTAAAAAATCTTCAGAACCAGCAAGAAGACGTAGACCACCCGCCACAACTCCTGAAGCTAGAGAGCGGCAATTAGTTTCTTTGGCTGTAGATCTAGCAGAAGAACAACTTATAAAAGGTACTGCGTCTTCTCAAACAATCACTCACTATTTAAAGCTGGGCACTACTCGCGAAAAGCTAGAGCAAGAAAAGCTAGCGAGAGAAGTAAAGCTGCTTGAAATCAAAGCAGAGTCTTATGCCTCAGGCGCGCGCGTGGAAGAACTTTATGGCAAAGCAATCAGTGCCATGCGAGAATACCAAGGCCATGAAGAAGAAGACACGTATGAGGATTAGAACATATTTTGAGCTCAAAAGACTAGACACTTTTGAAGAGCGATATGAGTATCTAAAACTCGGAGGAGAAGTTGGTCGAACTACCTTTGGTTGGGAAAGATATTTAAACCAAAGGTTCTATCAGTCATTTGAATGGCGACAAGTAAGACAGCAAGTAATTGCTCGAGATCTTGGTAATGACTTGGGTCTTAAAGACCATGAGATATTTGAAAAGATTATCATACATCACATGAATCCAATGGAATCGGAAGATCTTGTTGATTCTCGTGATGATATTCTAGACCCCAACTTTCTAATCACTACAACACACAGAACACACAACGCTATCCACTATGGTGACAAAAAGCTTCTTGCAAAGCCACATAAAGATCGGACGCCAGGAGACACAAGACTATGGTGATATTTGAAGGAGGATTCAATGACCGATAGCATCTTGACAAAAACTAAGTTGGCTCTTGACATTGAAGAGTCCTATACTGAGTTTGATATTCCAATCATCATGCACATCAATTCTGCATTTGCAACTTTGACGCAACTTGGAGTTGGCCCTGTAAATGGTTTCGAGATTCAAGACGCATCAACCACTTGGGAAACTTATATTGTTGCCGATAAGAATCTCAACTCAGTAAAAACATATATTTTCATAAGAGTAAAGCTCTTGTTTGATCCACCGCCGACATCTTTTGCTAGCGAAGCTTTAAAGAAGCAGGCTGACGAAATTGAATGGCGTCTTAACATCTACTCGGAAGGGAAGGCAGAAGATGTCTCGGTCATCTGACGATATTTTTAAAGCGCACGGAATTCAACTTGAGTCTGACGAGCTGGCACACTATGGCGTCTTAGGAATGAAATGGGGTGTTCGTAGAAGTGATGCTCAACTTTCAAGATCACGAATTACAGGCAAGAAAAAAAAGAAGAAAGAAACGTTTGATATTGTCAATGACAAAACTGGAAAGCGAGAGTCTGTATCTTACAATCCTAAAAAGACAACGGTTAAAACTGTTGGCGAAGACAGGGTAAAAGTTTCTTCAGAAAACAAGAACGCTGCAAAAAAGCTGCAAAAACGGCTTGACCAAGCAAGCGTAAACGTCTCTTCTGACGATCAGCTAAGATCCAAAATCAACCGCATTAAGATGGAACAAGAGTATGCAAAACTGACTGGTTCCGCAACAAGTCGAGCGGGTAAGAAGTTTGTTTCTGATGTTCTTAGTAGCTCTGCTAAACAAACGGCTACCGCCTACGCTAGTGCTTACATGACTAAGGGTGTTGGAGCGATTATTGGGACTCTGCCAGTTAAGTTCCAAGTGCCAATTCCAGGAGTGAAGCTACCAAAGGCACCAAAACCAGATAACAACTAGGTAAGGAGGGTTGGCGATGAGTCTATCAAACACTGCGACTCCTATATATTATGGAGAGTTTCGAGATGCAGTACTACGCGGCGATATTCCTGTAAACGAACAGGTAGCTCTTGAAATGAATCGCATTGACGAACTCATTGCCAACCCAAGTTTTTATTACGACAACAATGCCATTAATGGTTTCATTAAGTTCTGCGAAACCGAAATGACTCTTACGGATGGAAGTGATATACATCTTCTAGACACATTCAAACTTTGGGCTGAAGCAATTTTTGGATGGTACTACTTTGTTTCTCGACCTGTATACGAGCCAGGTAAAAACGGTAACTCCGGCAAGTACGTAACTAAGAGAATTAAAAAGCGACTAGTAAAGAAGCAATACTTGATTGTTGCGCGTGGTGCCGCTAAGTCAATGTACGCTGAGCTAATTCAAGCTTACTTTCTTGTTGTTGACACATCTACAACGCACCAGATTACAACAGCGCCCACAATGAAACAGGCCGAAGAAGTTATGTCTCCGTTTAGAACGGCCATCACTCGCGCGCGAGGCCCGCTTACAGAGTTTCTTACTGAGGGCTCTCTTCAGAACACCACGGGATCTAAGTCTAATAGGGTTAAGCTTGCGTCGACCAAAAAGGGAATTGAAAACTTTCTTACTGGTTCTTTGCTTGAAGTTCGACCTATGTCTATCAATAAACTTCAGGGTTTGCGTCCAAAGATCTCCACAATTGATGAGTGGCTGTCTGGAGACATCCGAGAAGATGTAATTGGTGCCATTGAACAGGGCGCAACAAAACTAGACGACTATTTGATCGTTGCTATCTCATCAGAAGGAACTGTTCGTAACGGCAGTGGCGATACAGTCAAAATGGAACTAGCTGACATTCTTCGAAGCGAGTATTACAACCCTCATGTGTCTATTTGGCATTATCGACTTGACACTATTGATGAAGTTGCTGATCCAGAGATGTGGCCAAAGGCTCAACCCAACATTGGTAAGACAATCTCGTATGAAGCGTATCATCTAGACGTGGAACGAGCGGAAAAAGCGCCGGCATCTCGCAATGATATTTTAGCTAAGCGTTTTGGCATTCCAATGGAAGGCTACACGTACTTCTTCACTTATGAAGAGACGTTAAAGCATCGTACTAAAGAGTTCTGGCAGATGTCTTGCGCTATGGGAGCCGACCTTTCTCAGGGTGATGACTTCTGTGCATTTACTTTTATGTTTCCACTACGTGACGGGACCTTCGGAGTAAAGACTAGAAGCTATATTTCATCGCTAACGCTAATGAAGCTTCCTGGCGCAATGCGAATGAAGTATGATGAATTCATTAGAGAAGAAAGCCTCCATATTCTAGAAGGAACAGTCCTAGACATGATGGAGGTTTATGACGATCTTGATAAGTTCATTAGAGATTACCAGTATGACATTAGAAGCTTTGGTTATGACCCATACAACGCAAAAGAGTTTGTTGCGCGCTGGGAAGCAGAGAATGGCCCTTTTGCAATTGAGAAAGTCATTCAAGGTGCTCGCACGGAGTCAGTTCCTTTGGGAGAACTTAAGATCATGGCGTCTGAAAGGATGCTTATATTTGATCAAGAACTAATGACTTTTGCTATGGGCAACGCAATAACTATGGAAGACACTAACGGTAACCGCAAACTTCTAAAGATGCGGCAAGACCAAAAGATTGACAACGTGGCAGCTCTCATGGACGCGTACGTCTCATACAAAGCAAACAAAGAATCATTCGAATAGGAGACCTAGTGCATAATCAAGAAGAGACTGAAAATTTTCTAGCCCACTACGGTGTCCTAGGAATGAAGTGGGGTGTTCGTAAAGATCGTAAAAAGCTAGCAGAAGGATATTCTGAAAACCAAAACAAACGTGACAAACAGGTTTATGGCAAAAGAGGCGCCAGAAGAATCAACAAGGATCTTAAGCGCGGGGATTCTATATCTGTTGCCCGCGGAACTCAAAAAACTCGTCGCGATGGTACAATTAAAAAGAATCCTTATGTCAGGCAAGCTGGAAAACTTGCTGGAGCCGGACTTGGTGTTCTTGGGGCTAACACGGCAATTTCAAGCTTAAAGGCAGTTACTACCAGCCCTAGAACGTTAAAGTTTGTGGGTAACCTTTTGAAAAACGCGCCACACCCAATTAAAGTAGGAGCCGCCTACACAGTTATGGGCTCTCAAAAAGTAGCAAGTCTTCTTGATAACACTTACGTACGATCAATTGTCTCTCTTGGCGCTCTAAAAGTAGCTTCTCAGATAGGTGGCGATGCCGCAGTAGCAACCAACATGCGTGTTGGCGGTTACGACTCAAATAGAA